ATAGCGGCTGAACTTCCTTACCTAAGTGGTGTGTGGTTTTGCGATTTATACCGCTACCGACAGTATCGACGTGATGTATGTCGGCTCTCTTCCCACACACCGCACAGCGTCTTTTTGCACAACATAGATACAAATACCTATCTATATCCTCTGTTATATTTAATAGACTGTCATTTGTCGGTATATCGTGATTTATGCATAGTTCAATGAGCCACGATATAAAATCTTTAGCGGTTGTCATATCTACGTCCGACAGACTGAATATATCAATATCCAAACACTCACAATAATTTAACGTAAGTTGCCTGCGAAGTGCTTCGTTATCACTCTTGTCTATTATGTACAGCAGTTTCATCAACCTCAATTCTTCTTGATACTCACGCTTATTTGATATTCCGCTTATGTATGTACCTATATCGTTCACCAGTGCGAATATCTTCCGTCTTTGTTTGTTCGATATACTCCGTCCGTCGTTCAAACGAATTTCACAATCTGTTATACACTTCTGTTCCAATGCGCTTGTATTGTCAAACGGTGCGACTATCGTAAGAAATTCGCCGTCATAGTCCTTGATTACACCCTGTATTTCCATTATTTCTATCCTCGTGTTGATGTAGATATACATATGAACCATTACGCCCGATGTTTTCGTAAATGAAATTATCACATTTTTGTTTGCTTAGATGTGTATGTAAAACACCACGCTCGTAAGCATACTGTCCTTGTCGCTCTTTCTCTCGTATTCGCTCTTGTATTTCTTCATCTATGTAATTTGCTTCTATCATATAAAGGTCGTAATTTTCAGCCTTTATGCCTTTCATACTGTTGGTGTCGGTTGCATATATCAGTCTCTCGTTGTTCATAAATATTCTATATCCGAAGTTTGGTACATCGTGATACAGCTTTATAGGTGATATTTGAAACAATCCATAATTGTATGTCTTGCCCGCCTCTACAACGTCTATATTGCTTTTATCGACACCACATTCAACCAAATCATTTAACAGGTGAACTCCCACCGCAAACCGTAATGTTGGGCGGTTATTCGCCAACGCTTTAATTGTTCGCCTGTTAAAATGGTCCGAATGGATATGTGTTAATAACACAATTTTTATATTCTTGTATACGTCCTTTAACGCTCTAAACGAAACGCCGCAATCTATGAGTATAACATCATTAATAACTACGGCGTTCCCCTTACTACCTGTACTGATGATGTTGTATTCCATATCAATCAAAATCATCAAGTGACATAGGCTCACCTGCTTCTTCTGTAGGAACATTTGGCTGTTGTTCCCCAAAATCATCAGGTTCTTGCTGTTCAACTTCCGTATACGTCGTATCAATTGTATCTATGTATTCTGTTTCGCCGTCCTCGTTGATTACTGCCATATCCTTTGAATAAACGTCTTGCATTTCAATGGACATAATGCCCCATTTGGAGATTAGCTGACGTAACATAGTTTTATATGCCATACCGTCAAAATCTTTTTCCCAAAATGTATAACCTTTTCTTGCTTTGTAACCTTGTGAATACTTCAATGCGTGTTGCTCCATTTTTGACTTAGACCAATAAATTGCTTTTTTAAAACCGTTCTGATACTCGAACATTGCATAATAGCCGATTGTTTCGGCTTGCTCTCTTTGTTCTTCGTCGTCAATTAACTGTACTTCTATTTCTTCTTCCAAAGGGTCGAACTTAACGAGTTCGCCTTTTTTGATAGCAAGTACATTTAGCTTTTTATAATATCCACTGCGTATCGCAAGCTGAATATATCCCTTATATCCAAGCTGAAATTGTGCCTTTTTACAATGATTTTTGTTATCATTAAATGGCACAAGGTAATATTGTCCAAGCTGTGGTGACGGAGATAAGTTAAGACTTTCACCGAGCAATGCCGCCGACACTATCGTTCCTGCTTCGCACTCTTGTAGTGCAGGATTGGCAGACACCGCCGAAATGATAGATGATGTAAAACGTCTTGCTCGGTTTGGATCTTGCAATGTGTTATTTATAGCCCTCTGGAATTTATCCGTTGTAATCGCCGTCCTAAATGACGGTTTTTGTTTTGCAATTTGATTATTCATAACGAATACCTTCTTTCTTCATAAATTCTTTTAATTGCTTTAACTGTTGTCGCGTGCCGTATGCCTTAAACTGTACCGCAAATATTTTTTCTTCTTGTGGCTTAATCTCTGTTTCTACCGGCTTGATCACTTCCGGTGGTGTGAGCGGCTTTTCTATTTGCTCATCAACCTTTTGTGAGGCAACTTCTTTTTGTATCTCTGCTCTTTTTCTTTCAATCTCTCTTTCTTTTTCCTCTTGTATAGCCTGCATACGAGCCTTGACGACTTGAACTGCTTCCGATACGTTGAGGCTTTTCTTGTACTCGACAAGTATAGCTTCTTTGTCCTCTTGCGTTTCAATCATTTTTAAATCACAAGATACTCTGTCAATGGCATCTTTTACAGCGTTTTTTAATGATTTCATACTTGCCGACATTGTTATGTTAATACCGAGCTTGTCAAACGTAAGAAAATCAATATTTTTTGAGGCTACATACTCGTTAAAATATTCAACAACCTCTTGTTTCTTGATGTCCTTTATACCGTTTTCCACACTGTTTATTTTTGTTTTCAACTGTGCGTCTGTATCTTTGTAAACACTCATACAACTTTTGAACTTGTTCTGTACCGCTTGTATCGGTGCTATTGCTGTTTCCATAGCCTCTTTATAACGTTTTTCAAGTTCCGTGCGTTCTTTTGTTAATGCACTTCTCATTGACTTTATTTGCTTGTAATTATCCTCCGTACACTCATATTGCAAGGCACTTTGTGTACGTTCCTGAATAATCTCTTGCAGTTTGTCCAACTGCTCCGATATAACCGGTAGTTGGTTCACTGTAATAATTCCAAACTCACCCTCTGCATTTTCTAATATCTTAATATCTTCACTCATATATCTACCTCTCCTATCTTTGCGAATTCCTCCATACAGTTTTCGCAGACAACTATATCTGCGATTTCGTAGTATTTGTCGCCTACAAATATAGGCTCATTGCACTCGTCACAAGTACAGGCAACCACTTCTTCGCCACAACTGTCCTCGCCGTAGTTGCCTGTTATCTCTTTATCAACATCAATGTATCCGAACATTTGACATTTTCCTTTCTATGTGTTAAAATATCGATGTGTTATAATATATGCCGTTGAACGGTATTGCGGAGGAAATTAAATTCCCCCGCTTTTTTATTATTCAATTATATGTACATTCGGTACATCTTCAAGCAATTCTCTTAGCTTGTCCGCAACGTTCTTTACTGCCTCACGTTCCCAAGCTCCGCCGTCTGCCTCGAACAGTGCCGCACTTCCGTCTTTTAATCTAATTAGGAAGTCGCTTTCTGGTTGTTCTACCTCTAAAAACGTTCTGTATGGCTTTAGCGAAACAATCGGTTTTATTCTCTGTTCGCCAACCAACTGAATACCACTCTTAATGGTTGCTGATTGTGTTATACCGTCGTCTTTTGTCTGTACACTCTGTTGGTCTGTTATGTTACCAAGCAACTGCACAAGATAATCTCTGTCCTCTGTCGGTGCAAAACGTGATTTTAGACAGATAATCATATTTTCGATACTCATATATCTGTCGTAGTCAAATCCTATGAATTTTGCTATTGCTGTATATGGCATTTCACGTTGCATATCATCTCTGACAGCTCCCAATACATCAACTTTTTCCGGTGACGATACTCTTACAAATAGCGGAATATTAAAATCATTCATTTCTTGCTTTATCATCGTAGCCAAACCGCTTAGGCTTGAAAGCGAAATTGTGTCAACAAGTTTGTCCTCAATTCTGTATAATCTTTTATCTGAATATGTACCGAACACTGTATCAACTGTCTTTGGTCCTGTCATTTCTTCAATTTTTTCAATAAAACTTCTATCAATCATTATCTTTATCCTCCTTAAATTACATTGCTTTCTTAATTGCTATAACCTTTGGCTCTTCTTGCTCTGAGCCGTCTAACGCCATTTGTCCCGGAACTTGTGGCAACATTTCCACCAATGCCTTGCCCTCGTCTGATTCAGTCAAGAACAACGCGCTTTCGATGTTGTTCGTTGGTGTCAATGTTGACTTAACCTGTGTTGACATTTTTATGTTCTGTCTTTCACTGTCTGGCTTTAGTGACAACGTCAATGTTATCTTTCTTACTGCGTCTGCTTTGGTATTTAGGTCAGCGATATTATCAACGACCTTGCTTAGCTCATAATCCAATCTTTCACCGATTGCGCCACGAGCGACCTCTAATAAATTTGCATTACCCACTTTTTATCATTCCTTTCTTGATTTTTTATTTTTTTGTGGTATAATATATGTAAAACATAGATTAATCTATGTAATTACCTTTTGACCGTTTACGAGTTGCACCTCATACGGTCTCTTTTTTTATGCTGATTTTGCAGTGACAACCTGCTCCAAGATTATCATTGCTTTTGTACATTTCTGTTTGCTTAAAGCCTTCTTCTGTGTATATTGAGCAGAATTTTAACAGTGTATCGTTAGTTTCCTTGTATTGATACATCGCCCTGAAAATCTTGCACGCTTGCTCTATTGTTTCCGCCTCGATGATTATCCAACCGCCCTTAAATGGTTGTCCCTCACTGCCGAACGTAATGTAATAGTTATTCATTCTCTTTCACCTCCCAATCATATTCATCATTATAAATTCTGTCATAATCAGTATCGCACTAAATGCAACAACCGATATAGCATACTTAATTCTTTCAGACATTGCACACCTCGTTTCTTTTTACGATGTCCAAAACTTGCTTAACCTGTCTGTCGAACTGCTCCGGTGTTAATTCACCGTCCGCCTTACGATATTTTTTATTACATACAATATCTCTTGCCACTTCTGCTAAAATTCTTATACCGTCTATATTCATAACTGACATATTTCGGCGAATTTCTCTTATTAACTTAAACATCTCTTTTACCACGCTTTCGTTTCTTCTCGTCCTCTTTCATCAGCTTTAAACTGATGATTAATCCCACGCCGAAACTAATCAGTGCAATTCCTATTGTGTTCATTTGTTTACCTCTCTTTACTTCCTCACAGGCACACAGGAGCCGTCCGCAAAACAGATTTCATTAAAATTTAAACTCATTGGGGAAAGTTTACTTTACGGATAATATGCGGACAGCCCTTGTCTGCCTGCAAGGTATTTGATTATACTTTACGCATACTTATAGCTGTTGGCGTGTTCTGTTTCACGCCACTTTTCAAATGCTTTCACATCAACGTACCATTTCTGACCCAACTTGTATGCCGGAAAATTCTTGGTGTGTACCCAACGTTGTACAGTATGCTCCGGTATTCCGAACATCGTGCGGAATGTTTTCAGGTCTACTTGTTTTACTTCTACCATTACTTTTGCCATTGTTTTTCACCTACTTTCTATCTTCTAATCTACTATAATCCAATCTTTTGCGGCTAAGTCCTCTGCGGACGGGTTCCAACGACTTGCAGAGGGCTTGTTGTTCTTGAATACTATACAACATCCCGTGCTATTTGTAGGTTTTATCTTTACGCACTCAAATATCGTTCTTATGTATTTTTTTCGTGTTATAAAACGTTTACGTTTTCTTGCTTTCTTAACCGCTTTATAAATGTTCATTCTCTCACCTACTTTCATTTGCGCCGTTTTTTTGTTCTTGCAGATATGAAACCAACTTTCAACACAATATCCATCACTTTCAAAGATGCAAGATATGATTAAACCTATTGATACTTCTGTACTTTTCCAGTTATTTGTGTTATAATCAACCTCGGAAGGAGGTGATTATATGAGAATTTACGCAAATCTACTTGGTAATTGGACTGACATAACCGAAACTGGCACAGTAGCTGACTGTCAAAATCCTGTAACATATTTTACAGAAAACTTATCATTTCTTGAAGGCTCTACCGTTGCCGAATGTTTTAAATATGGATACATACACGTTCAATACCAAGGTCACGACTATCGCTTACACCCATCTATGATACAAATTATAGATGGCTAATATCTTTCATTTCTAATGCGATATTTTTTTGTATAGATTCGGCATCTCCCAAAGGCAATTTACAAGATGCCGAATCATACATACGTTCGATAGCGATTTTTAATCTCGACCACTCGTAACGTTTTAACCCCGAAAGCATTTCTGCAATCGCTTTTATTTTTTCTTCGCTCATTCCCTCACTTCCTTTCGTTTATGCCGATTTTTGTTCATCTGTTGCCATTAAATCGTCTTTTGATATGTCAGGTAGAAAGCCTGCTTGAATAGTACATACTTCGTTCCAAGTAAACTCGCTTTTCCCACAAAGTTTATTGTTCAACGTTTTTGTTGAAGAACTTATGGCTTTTGCTATAGCAGTTTTTCTAATTCCACGCTTCATTATCTCTGACGCCATAACACTATATTTAACTTTCATATTACCACC